TGCCAAAACAACTAAAGGCAAAGGCAAACATTACCAGTCAGTAGAAGAAGGTGCTGGCATGACAGAAGCAGGTAGAAAAGCGTATAACGCAAAGAACGGTAGTAACTTAAAAGCCCCTCAATCTAGTGGCCCACGCCACGATAGCTTTTGTGCAAGATCAGCAGGGTGGGATGGCGAAAGGGGCAAAGCTGCCCGCAAACGATGGAGTTGTTAATATGGGTGACGGACTTTACAAAAATATTCACGAAAAGAGAGCTAGAATTAAAGCTGGTTCAGGCGAAAAGATGGCTAAGAAGGGTGCTGAAGGCAGACCAACAGCTAAAGACTTTAAAGAATCCGCTAAGACTGCTAAATCGCAAAGCAGAAAAGAAATGATTGCTTCAAAGATGAAGGATATGTGATGACACCTATGAGCCGTAAGTATAAAAAAGAAGATGCCATGCTTAGACCTGAGCATGAATCAACACTAGAGAAGCAACAGCGTGAGCGTCTAGAGCGTAGAGCAGCTATTGCAAACAAACTCAAGGATTTAGACAAAGAAGTCAAATAGTAGTAAACTTAAGCATCATTAACTAACTACTTGGTTAAATATGCAAATTAAAGAAGTTGCTGTAGATAAGCTAATCCCTTACGCAAAGAACAGCAGAACCCACAGCCCTGAACAGGTCGCCCAAATTGCCGCAAGCATTAAAGAATTTGGCTTTCGCAACCCTATATTGGTAGACGGGGTAGGCATTATTGCTGGGCATGGTCGTTTAATGGCCGCCCAAAAGTTAGGCTTAGACAAAGTACCCACAATAGATTGCTCAGATATGACTGAAAGCCAAAAGAAGGCTTACATCATTGCTGACAATAAACTAGCTTTAAATGCAGGGTGGGATACAGCCATGCTATCTATTGAAATGAAAGACTTAGAAGATGAAGGCTTTGACCTAACTTTGCTAGGCTTTGACGATAAAGATCTAAACGCCCTATTACAGCCTGAGATTGTTGACGGCTTAACAGATGAAGACTCAGTACCTGACATCCCTAAAGAACCAAAGACCAAGCTAGGCGATATTTATATTCTTGGAAATCATAGACTTATGTGCGGTGATAGCACCAGCACCGATGCTGTGGATAAGTTAATGGAGTTTGGTAAGGCCGATATGGTATTTACCGACCCGCCCTATAACATGGACTTTACTGGCGGTATTCACGCAGACGGTTCTAAAAGTTTTAACGCCAAGCATGGTGGTATTAAAAACGACAAAATGTCTAAAACTGAGGCAGAAGACTTTTTTGACGCTATTAACTCGATTATTTACGCATACTGCGTAGGTGCGTTTTATATTACTTTCTACAGGTTAGGTATAGGCGAATACTGGAAATCGCTTGAAAGAACCAATTTAAAGGTTAGAAGCCTAATTATTTGGGATAAAGGTAACCACACCCTAAGTAATAGCGACTACATGAGTAAGTACGAACCTATCTTTTACGGCTGGACAGGCGATAACCATAACTTCTATGGCGGTAACAACGGTATGGATATATGGGATATTAAAAGAACGGCTAAGAACGACCTACACCCTACTATGAAGCCAGTAGAACTTATTGAAAAAGCCTTAGAAGACGCAAGTAAGCCTAATAATGTAGTTTTAGACTTATTTGGTGGCTCAGGCTCTACTATGATTGCTTGCGAAAAAACTGGCAGAAAATCTAGATTAATGGAATTAGACCCTAAATATTGCGATGTAATCGTTAAGCGTTGGGAAGATTTCACTGGCAAACAAGCCGTGCTTTCGGAGTTATAAAATGGCACAAGGAAAACAACATATACCTACAGAAGCCACGCAAGAACAGGTTAAACGCCTTTCTGCGCTAGGTTGCCCCCATGAGGACATAGCCACAAGGCTAAAGATTAGTGCTGACACGCTAGTAAAGTATTACAAAGATGAGTTAGACGAAGGGCGTATAGACGCCAATGCTGCTATTGCTGGCACTTTGTTTGCTCAAGCCAAGAAGGGTAATACGGCTGCCGCTATCTTTTGGCTAAAGACTAGGGCTAGATGGAAAGAAACCCAAGTTAATGAGGTTACTGGATCAAACGGTGGTGACTTAAGAATTTCATGGGCAGATGAGTAAGGATATAAAGCTCAAATACCGCCCTAGAAGCGTTTTTGAGGACTACCACAACCGTAAGGAGCGATGGTCTGTAATCGTGGCACACAGGCGTTGTGGCAAGACCGTAGCTTGTATTAATGACCTAATCGTCAAGGCATTGCTTGAAAACAAGCCACACGCTCAATATGCTTACATTGCACCTTATTACAGTCAGGCTAAATCTGTAGCTTGGCGATACCTTGAACGATTTGCCGAACCAGTAATGACCAAATCCAACCAATCTGAGCTATGGGTTGAGCTAATTAATGGTGCTAGGATTAGGCTATTTGGTGCTGATAACCCTGACTCACTTCGTGGAAACTTTTTGGATGGCGTAGTTTTAGACGAAATGGCTGACATGAAGCCCTCACTATGGGGTGAGATTATTCGCCCATTATTGGCAGACCGCCTTGGGTGGGCTACTTTTATTGGGACTCCGAAAGGCCACAACGCCTTTTATGACATTTATAACGAAGCCACAAAAAAGCCAAATTGGTTTGTAAAAGTATTAAGGGCAGACCAAACTAACCTATTGGCACAGTCTGAGCTAGATGATGCCAAGGCTTCTATGTCTGATAACCAATACGAACAAGAGTTTCTATGTAGCTTTGAAGCTGCTATACTTGGTGCTTACTATGGTCAAGAGATGCGTAGACTTACAGACCTTGAGCGTATTACTTATGTTGATTACGATCCTATGTTCCCTTGTCATACAGCATGGGACTTAGGTTTCAACGATTCCACATCTATTTGGTGGTTTCAAGTGGTTTACGGTGAGATCAGGGTGCTCGATCACCACTCATCTAACGGTCAAGCAATACAGTATTACACAGGATTACTAGCTCAAAAAGAAGAAGAATTTGGGTACAAATATGGCTACCATTACCTGCCCCATGATGCTAGAGCTAAAACATTAGCAAGCGGTGGTAAGAGCATAATCGAACAAATTTCTGCAAAAATTGACATAAAACACCTAAAAATCGTACCAAATCTGTCATTACAGGACGGAATTCAAGCAACACGACTTGCATTAACTCGTGCTTGGTTTGATAATAGATGTGAAGAAGGTATCGAATGTTTGCGTCAATATCAACGAGAGTGGGATGATGATAAAAAGGTATTTAGAGATCGCCCGAAACACGACTGGACAAGCCACTCTAGCGATGCATTTAGGTATCTATCAATTGTTTGGAAAGATGAGGATAGTCCTATCCTTAAAGATTCAAGAGTTAAAGGCCTCCATGTCGGTCAAACGGATGTAACGCTCGAGCAGATGTGGAAAGAAACCCCTAAAACAGTTAATCGCAGGATATAAACATGAAACATACATACCAAGATTGGTACAACTGCATTGCCCAGTACGAGCGTACATACAAAGAATGGGAAGGCAGAGCCGATAAGATCGTTAAGCGTTACCGTGATGATTCTCGTAGCCGTAACAATCCTAATGCTAAGTTTAATATCCTGTGGAGCAATGTTCAAACCATTACCCCAGCAGTATTCGCAAGACTTCCAAGACCTGATGTTAGCCGTAGGTTTCGTGACAATGACCCAGTAGGGCGTGTCGCATCAATGATGCTTGAAAGAGCATTGGAGTATGAGATTGAACATTATGGTGACTATGCTAGTGCCATGAAACAAACGGTACAAGATCGTTTATTAGGTGGTCGTGGTACTGCTTGGGTTCGTTATGAGCCACATATTGTTGGTCAAGCAGCCGATGAAGATGCCCCTGATGATGGCTTTCAAATCACAGAAGATATTGACGAAGCAGAAACCGAAGGTGGTATTTATCGTGAAGATCAAGAGCGTATCGAGTATGAATGTGCTCCTGTTGATTATGTACATTGGCGTGACTTTGGCTTAACCGTAGCCCGTACATGGGAAGAAGTCACCGCAGTATGGCGTAAGGTTTACATGGGTCGCCCAGCTCTAGTTGAACGCTTTGGTGAAGAACTAGGCGGTAAGATTCCATTAGATACAAAACCTGAAACATCTAAATCATTTAATGAAAAGATGGGCGAAGGCTCAAGTGAAGCTGTAGTCTATGAGATTTGGGATAAGACAACAGGCCAAGTGATTTGGCTAAACAAATCAATGGGTAAGATTCTTGATACCCGTGATGATCCGCTACAACTAGAAAACTTTTGGCCATGTCCAAAGCCAATGTTCTCAACAATCACTACTGACAGCTTAATTCCTGTACCTGATTTTGTACTTTACCAAGACCAAGCAAGACAGCTAGACACATTAGCTGACCGTATTGATGGATTCATTCAAGCCCTTAAAGTTCGTGGCGTATACGATGCTTCTGAGCCATCACTTGCTCGTTTATTCTCGGAAGGTGAGAACAATGCCTTGTTACCAGTTAAGAACTATGGTGCGTTTAGTGAAAAAGGCGGATTGCAAGGAGCTATTAACCTTGTAGATATTGCCCCTATAGCTAGTGCGTTGCAGAGTTCTTATGCTGCAATGGATCAAGTTAAAGGTCAAATCTACGAGATTATGGGTATTGCTGATATTCAGCGTGGCCAAACAGACCCTAACGAAACACTTGGGGCACAGATTATTAAGTCTAATAACGCTTCAGGGCGTCTAAAGACTATGCAACACGATGTAGTGAACTTTGCTACCGCCTTGTTACAAATCAAAGCACAGATTATCTGCCAGCACTTTACCGATGACACTATCGTTAAGATTTCAGGTGCAATGCAATTAAGTCCGCAAGATCAACAACTTATCCCACAAGCATTACAGTTATTAAAGGATGAGCCTGCTAAGAACTTCCGTATTGAAGTAACTACGGATTCAATGATCTATCAGGATGAGCAACAAGAAAAGCAAGACCGTATTGAGTTCTTGACGGCAGTAAGCCAGTTTATGCAGACAGCACTCCCAGTCGCTCAAGGCGTACCTGAATTAACTCCAATGCTAATGGAGATGTTGAAGTTTGGCGTTACAGCGTTTAAAGCTGGTAAAGGTCTTGAAGGTCTTATTGATGAAACCGCAGATCAATTCCGCCAACAAGCTGAACAAGCTAAAGGACAACCTAAGCCACCGACACCTGAGCAGATCAAGCAACAAGGTGAGATGCAAAAGCTAGAAATGCAATCTCAATTAAAGCAACAAGAGATGCAAGCTCAAATGCAACTAGAGCAACAGAAGATGCAGATGCAAGTTGAGATGGAGCGAGCCAAGCAAGAGTATCAATCTCAAGAAACTCAATTGCGTATGCAGATGGAAGAACAAAGAAATGCCCAAGAGCGTGAGATGGAGATAAGAATCGCCCAAATGAAGATGCATACTGAGCGAAATACTCAAGTCTTGTTAGCTCACATCAACAACGGAGCAAAGATTGAAGTAGCTCGTATTGGTGCTGATGAATCTAGTGGCGAAATGGCTTACATGACGGAGCAAGATATGGCTAAGTCTATGGAACACCCATTACAACCTATTGCTGATGCTATTGGTCAAGGCAATCAACAAATGACTTTGGCTTTATCTGATCTTATCAATACAATGAATGAAAACCAAAGCAGACCAAAGCAAGTTATTAGGGGTCAAGACGGTCGCATAGTTGGCGTACAGTAAAGGTAAAAAATGGCTATAACCGTAAAACACAAGTTTGTAAGTGCCATTCCTGACGCTGGCGACCCAAATGTTGTCCAGCCGTCAAATTGGAACGATACCCATGAATTAACTGGTCTTGGCACAATGGCAGAGCAAAACGCTAATTCTGTAGCTATTACTGGTGGAACAATGTCAGGCGTAACTGTTACTGGGTACATCCCGACAACAGAAAAAGCCCAACCATTGGGGGTGGCAACCTTAGACGCAAGTGGTAAAGTGCCAACAAGTCAGATTCCAATGCAAGGTGATCTTAACTACCAAGGAACATGGAACGCTAATACAAATACACCAACGCTAGTTAGCTCTACAGGCACTAAGGGCTATTACTATGTCGTTGATGTAGCTGGTACAACTAACTTAAACGGTATTACTGACTGGCAGATTGGCGATTGGGCTATATTTAACGGTACTATTTGGCAAAAGGTAGATAATACCGACCAAGTAAGTAGCGTAAACGGTCAAACAGGTGCTGTAGTTCTTACAACAACTAACATCGCTGAAGGCACAAACGAATATTTTACGACTGCTAGAGCAAGAACTTCTGTAAGTGCTGGAACAGGTATTAGTTATGACAACTCAACAGGCGTAATCACTAACTCTGCCCCCGATCAAACCGTAGCTATAAGCGATGGAACTGGTATTGATGTAACTGGCACATACCCTAATTTTACCGTTACCAACACAGCACCCGATCAAACTGTTGTTTTGACAGGTGGTACAGCAATTAGTACTAGCGGAACTTACCCTAGCTTTACTGTAACAAATACCGCACCCGATCAAATAGTAGGTTTAACAGGTGCTGGAACAACTGTAGTAACAGGAACATACCCTAATTTCACCATTACTTCTACAGATTCTAAGGTTGGCGATGTTGTTGGCCCGACTTCTGCAACTGATAATGCTATTGCTCGTTATGACAGCACAACAGGAAAGTTAATACAGAATTCAGTAGTAACGGTTAGCGATACAGGTGCTATTGATGGTGCAAGCCATATTACAGACTTAGATTACTTAGATTTTGATACTACTTATGCTACACCATTAGGAGCAGGTCAATTAGGTTGGAATGGTAACGATACGCTTGGTTTAGGCATGATTGGCGGTAATGTCGTTCAACACATTGGCGAAGACACATTCTTTTATATAAAAGCTAGCGCAACCATTACTAAAGGTCAATTATGTATGTTCACTGGGGCAGTCGGTTCTAGTGGCGTACTAACTGCCGCACCTGCTACAGCAATCCCTTACGCTGAGGCGATTCTTGGCGTTGCTGCCGAAGATATTGCAAATAACGCATTTGGCTTAGTTCAAAACACAGGAACGCTAAAAGGTGTTAATACTTCAGATTTTTTAGACGGTGATGTGCTTTATTACGATTCTGCCGTAACTGGTGGATTTACAAAGACTTATCCTGCAAGTGGCCCTGTTGCATTAGTAGCGGCAGTAGCTAAATCAGGTTCAGGAGGCTCAGGCGTCTTAACTGTGCGTGTTTCATTCCAAACTAGAGTAACTGGAAGCACAGGCATTTCTGTTGTACAAGGCAATGATACTGTAGTGGTAACTAATACTGCCCCCGACCAAGTGGTATCTATTACTGGGGCTGGCGGTGCAGTCGTTACAGGAACTTATCCTAGTTTTACAGTTACAACTCCTAGCGGAACAGTAACAAGCGTAACTGGTACATCTCCAATAGTATCTTCAGGTGGGGCAACCCCGGCTATTAGTATGCCAGCTGCAACTGGTAGCGTAAACGGATACCTTACAAGTACTGATTGGACTACATTTAATAACAAATCCAATACAGTCGGTACAGTTACTAGCGTAGGCGGCACAGGTACAGTTAATGGATTAACTCTTACAGGTACGGTTACATCATCAGGTAACTTAACGCTTGGCGGTACATTAAACTTATCTAGCCCACCTGCTATTGGTAATACAACACCTAATACGGTAGCTGGTACAGTTATTCAAGCAACTAACGGTATAGTCGTAAACAGTAATACTGTGTCTGCAAGCTATACGATTCCTGTAGGATCAAGTGCCATGAGTGCGGGGCCAATGACCGTAGCATCAGGTCAAGCGGTAACTGTATCTAGCGGAAGTCGTTGGGTCATCTTGTAATGTTTTCAACGGCTTTTCAGGCTAATGCGTTTCAAGTAAACGCCTTTCAAATATACATCCCACCCCCATCTACTGATAATGTTGGCGGTGATGATGCAACTTGGACGCCTGAAGAACTCAAAAGATTACGCAAACTATCAGCAAAGATAGCAGAGCGTCAACGCAAACTAGAACAAGCCACTAAAGACGCTAATGCATCACGCAAACAAGCGTTAAGAAATCAAATTGATCCTGTTGCAAAAGTTAAGCAACCTAAAGTACAATCTAAACAAGAGGTTAAAGCTGATATACCGTTAGCTGATACACTAGAATTACAGCGGTCTATAAGCTACCTTGAAAAACAACGAGATAACATTCTCTCGGCAGTAGCTTACAGAAACGATATGGCTCGTATCCAATACGAGTTACAGGTTTTAGAAGCCAACCGCCAAGAAGAACTCGATGATGAACAGGCATTGTTGCTTTTAATCTAAGGAACTGTAATGGCGTTAGTAAAAGTAAGTGTAACTTGCCCATGTTGCAAGGTAGCTCACGAAGAATATGACGAATCACAATTTTCTGACAAAGAAAAGTATCTTTCTTACTGGAATATTCCGTTTGATAGCCCTGAAGGTGAAAAGGCGTGGGAGCAAAAACTCTCCATGACACCAAGGGAAGCCCCTTCCGTAGTATCTGACATTGAAGGCCACATCTCCATGGCAGACGGAACTTGGGTATCTAGTCGATCTAAACATCGGGAAAACCTAAAGCGTAATAACTGCGTAGAGGTTGGAAATGATGTGCCATTACAACAAAAATCAATAGAATTTAGTCGTAAAGACCAAGAAGCCCGTAAGCGTCAAATTGCGGAAATCGCATACTCAAAACTTAACTACAGGTAAGGATAAACCATGTCAGATGACCGCAGAGAATTACTCGAAGCAGCATTAGATCAAGCCGAAGAAGGCACTTTAGAAGCACCAATTGAACAGGAGATTGAAGTAAATGACGATCCAATCCAAGCCGAAAACGAAACCAGTGGCAGTGAAGAAAACCGTGACGAAAAAGGTCGCTTCAAAGCCCAAGAATCCGATCCCGAAAGCAGTGAAACTGAAGAACCTGAACTGGTGGCAGAAGCTAGTGATGAAGTTCAAGAGGAAATAAAACGCCCTACTACTTGGAAAAAAGAGTATGTAGAGGTATGGAATAAGATGCAAGAAGGCAAACCGCTAGATAAAGAAGAATTTGCTAAGTTTGCTGAATATGCCAACCAAAGGGAATCAGAGTACAAGAAGGGCGTATCTGCTTATAAAGCTGAAGCTGATAACGCTAGACAGCTAACTGAAGCCCTCGGTCAATTTACACCTGAACTGCAAGCCCAAGGTATTCACCCAGTAGCTTGGATTAATAATCTAGGTAGAGCACACATGGTGTTAAGTAAAGCACCCTATGAGCAAAAGGTTCAGTTATTTCATAGACTTGCACAAGATTATGGAATACAATTAAATTCAGATAGCTTACAAATGCCTGAACAGGCGTATGTAGACCCTTATCAACAACAGTTAATGCAACAGCTACAAGTAACACAACAGCAGGTTGACCAACTGAAAGCGATTAGGGAGCAAGAAGAAAATGCTCGATTGACCCATGAAATCAGTCGAGTAAGTAGTGACAGAGAGCGGTTTCCGCACTTTGAAATGGTACGGGAGGATATGGCTCAACTACTTGAGCGAGGTTTAGCCCAAGACCTAGAATCGGCTTATGCCAAAGCAGTGCGTATGAATGACGAAGCGTACAAGTTAGAGCAGGATAAACTCCTGAGATCAGCGAATACCCAAGCGTCTAAGGCGCAGCAAGTAGCTAAAGCTAAAGCAACTGCAGTTAGTCCACGATCCGTTACTCCTAGCGGTCAAGTGTCTAAATCAGATGCAAAGGATAGACGATCCTTGCTGATGGCTAATTTGGCCGATGCAGAGGGTGGTCGGGTTTAACTTAATTTAATAAAGGAAATATCATGGCTTTTGCTAACTCAGCAATCACCGATATTATCGCTACTACCATTCAAAGCCGTAGCGGAGTATTGGCAGACAACTTAACACAAAACAACGCAATCCTACAAAGATTGAACTCTAAGGGCAATGTACGCCCATTCTCAGGTGGTAATGTGATTTTGGAAGAAATCATGTACAACGACCCAAATACAAATAACGCAAACTCATATAGCGGTTACGAAGTATTGAACATCACTCCTGATAGCCCTATCTCTGCAGCTCAGTATTCAATTACTCAGTACGCAGATAGCGTAACAA